GCGTGTGGTTGGTTCACTGGGGCTGAACGCAGTCGTTGTGTTTCAGCACCGGCAACCAACGTCGCGGAAACGGAAGCTATGTGTACATGGGCAATTATGCCTGCCGTGAAGGCAACACACAGTAAAACGTTCGCTGTTGGCAAGACCCTCAACGAGATGGTTGAATTCTTTCCCGAGCATCTTCAGTTCTGTTTAGTGACTGATGGCTCAGGTTTTGATTCCACTCAGTTTTATAGGAATTGCGTTGCCGCACAGAAACAACTGTGGAAGGTGACTAGAAACTTCTTGACTGAGTGTCACCGTACCAGTGGTGCAACTGAGTTTGTCATTTAGAAAATGTGGCCTCTTTTGTTCCAAAGTCTCAATAACTTCGAGTGGATTTCTTTCTTCTACTGTCCGTAGATTGAATGCCCCGAGTGGCCCAAAGAGATCCTCTAAAAGTTCAAGAGTCACATTCGTGGCTACCACGGAAAGATGCCTTGGCGTGACTGGGGTGTCCTGAGACACTACGGTTCTACCCCCAGCGGTCGCGCTAGCAAAACGACTGTTGGTAACTGTTTTAACCAATACAATTATGCTCTGTTTATTATCGGAAAATCTCTCGGAATCAAGGATCCCTGGGACGTCGAAAAGTGGTTGCACCGCTTTAAAATCACTGTCTGCGGTGATGACTGTGTTATGCAGTTTTTCACTGCTGCGGATCGCGCTCTTGCTTAGGCTTTCATCAACGATTTCTCCTGTAAAAAGGGTGTCTGCGAAGCTAGAGGCCTTGGTCAAGTTATCAAGTGCGTTTCGTCAATGAGGTCTGGCTTGTCATTTTGTAGCAAGACCCTCGTCGAGGCAGATGGTAAAACGTTCTTTATTCCTGATTTGTGTAAAGTCATTTTTGGAAAAACTGTGTATACGAAGCGTGAGGTATCATTTCACCAAGACCCTTCGAAACACGTCCACTTATCAATGAACTAGTACCAGGGGTACTCAGTTCTGATCGACTTCATTCTCGAACTTGCCTTCGAGAGACTAGGTGGAGTTCCCTCCGAGCCTGGTTCATACCAGCAGTTTCTCTTTGAAAGGAAAAACTACGGGGACTCCCCAAATTATGCGGCCCAAATGAAAGTACACGAGATCACAGGGATCAGCTTTCTATCGGTAATCCGGTTGTTCACCGGAGCCCCCTGGACCGCGCCATTTTCGTATGGTCGTTATAAAAATGAAACAAAACCCACCTCAATCGAATTCCTCGAAGTAGCAGCCGGCCCGGAACCCTAAGTCTGCCTAGTTGAGAAATAGACCTCAGACAGCGAATGCCTCACAGCTTAAGAGCTAGCCGTTGCAAAACGACCCGCCAGCGAAGCATATCGAGAAAACTGTCGAGAAGATGTTGGAGTAGAAGATCGGGCTGGGAAACCAGCACGGAAAGAAGGAACACAGGCGCGAAGAGCTCTCAAAAATCGCTCACAAGCTAAAAGAGTCGCGAAAAATTGTTCACGAAGACGGAAAGAATTCCTACAAGCCCCAGTGGAAGTCAGGGCAGTACTAGCAACCGAAGGACTCGGCGGCAATTTTGTCGGCGTGGGACTAGATGTAGATAACAAAGAATTTCCCAGGAATGTACAACACTCCCTACGTTGCTGGAATGAGTGTTACCTCGTTGCCTACAACTACCTTTGCAGTTGCTAACTAGTACACCAAGTGTGCGACTTTCCAGGGATAACCTGCGGCGATTGGTACATCGGACTACGTGTTAGTGATGCATTGCCCTTCGTTCACAGCCTTTTACGGGGCTGGTGGGACTACACAAATTCCCTCTTCCTCCAAGGTTGGAGGGTTTTACATTCAACAGTTCAACGCCTCCGACCTCAACACTCCTCACATCGCTAAAGGTAGTTTTCAAAACGCCGATTCGTCCCTCACAGCGATGGAAGTCTATTCTTCAAACACAACCGGTTTCGCAGCCGGAGGTTTCATGTACTCAGTCGAGGCCGACATCACGACGCTTGCGCCAGTTGCCGACTTCGTTGGTGCTACGTTCAAAGGTGCGCTCACCTACGGACAGCTCGCTGCGGCGGGTGGAGGCCCCACAGGCACGGGTCTCAGCATCAATCAGCTACTTGAAATTGCCGGTGACGCCGAATGCAAACATTCAACATTCCTCAGGGGAGCGGTGTGCAACAACGATCTTGTTTATTAGTCTCAAGGTCAGACCAACACACAGCAACCCATCGACGCTGCCTTTAGCGCGGAGATCATTTCATACACGATTTTCGTCAAGGCCTACCAGAGTTTGACGGACGCCACAAACGTTCCTTATTCTCTGTAGGTTGGGTTTAAGGGCAACTGCGTGTTCTGGCAGGACCCGCAGGATGCAATAGCGAATAGTCTGTTCAAAACGAGGCAAGTGCACGGGATTGCAGCCTCTCCAGTTCCCAAGGTCTTAGGGGGTGTAGACCAGAATCCCAATTTAAAAACCCCCCCGGGGATGTCTCTCAAAAACGCTGCTTCGTGGTTACTGTCTACCGCGTGGCGCAACAAAGACACCGTCGTTTCATCGATTGGCAAGGTTGCCGCGATGTTGATGGATCCCCCAGAGGACTAAGAAGAAGTCCCTATCGTGATTAAGTCCGAGTACTTATACGAGGTCAGGAAGTTGATGGAGCTGCTCTCCACACTCCAAGCGCAAGACCCAGGCCTAAATATCGGGCTGATGGCGCTTCTGACTTCGAAGTACAAAATCGCTGCAGTCTATCCAGATCGGCTGATCCCACTTTCAGCACTGGACAACATCCCCGTTGTTACTGGTGGTTTTCACCATCAGCAATCGCGTAAGATGCAGTTTTTCTCACCTACTCCCTTCCTTCGAGAAGAGTGTCTCTTTTAATAGAGGCTTTCAACCCCCAGAACTGGTGCGCCGGAAGTTTTCCGAAGCGCTAGTTAAGACAGCACCCGGGGGCTCGCAAACAACTCTTCGAGTTGGTTGCGAGACACACA